GTAGTGTCTACAGGTGGCACGACTACGGGTGTAGTGTCTACAGGTGGCACGACTACGGGTGGTTCAACTGGTGCAGGTGGAGTAGGGGCTGGCAAGGGCGCTGGTGCAGGAACTGCATCAATTACTGTTTGTGCTGCTGCTACTATTGTAGGTGCGGTAGTTACTTTTTCTACGGCTGTAGAAACAATTGCAAGGTCTGCCACCTTTTCAGTTAATGTTGTGCTTGCTGCTGCTAATGCCGTTACAGTATTTTGTGAAACAGTTGCAATAGGTGCAATAACTGTATTTGTGTTTGCTGTATTAGTTGCAACAACCGTTGTAATTGTTGAGTTTAATGTAGCAATTTGTGCGTTTGCTGTATCAATTGCTGCCAATACTGTTGCATTGTTTGGATCTGAGACAGGAGTAAATGCATCGCCTTGACTGATTGTTCCAGTAAATCCCGTAGTAGTGCTTGTATTACTAATATTTGTTACGGGACCATTTGTAGTCTCTCTTACGTTAAATCTAGCACCATTTGGAATTGGTCCAGTCACGCTTACATCTGCCTGCCAGGCACCATCTGATGGGTTTACATCTGCGTTAAATCTAACTTGAGTCATTTGTGTATCGGCGGTAGTTAGTGGAAATACTCTAAGGTCCCAAGCAACACTAAGTGTATTAGTAGTTGTTGAGTATGTAATTCCAGATCCATTACTCCAAGTAGTCCAGTCATATCCTGCTATAGAAATGGAAGGTGCATTAGGTGTAGAATAATAATTTGCACCCTCATTTACTCCAAAGGTGATTGTCGCATTAGATCCTACAAAAACATTATTATATGTGACTCCGCCCATCTGTAAATTAAATGGAAGGTTCATGCGAACACCAGCATCATCTACATTAGATAAAACATTTGTGGTTGTACCAATAGTTGCAGCAAGAGCATTGACTGCATCCTGAGCATTATTAATTGCTACGTTTGCTTGAGTTAATTGTGTTTGAGCTTCTGTCCGTGCTGGATTTATTGCTGCCACCGCCGTGTTTGCTGTTGCAACTGTAGCAGTAGATGTATCCACAGCTGCCTGAGCTACCTGTATTGCAGTAGAAGCTGTTGTTGCTTGTGCCGCTTCTGTTGCAACTTGAGTAGCGACCTGTGTAATATTTACCTCTGGTGCTGGTGTAGAGCTTGCTGCAGGCGTTGCTGCTGCAACTACCGCAGCAACTAAAGTTGTTTCTGCTGCTGCTACTGTTGCGGCTGCTTCTGTAGCAACTGTCTGTGCAGCTATAACTTCTGGTGTTGCTGTTGTTGCATCTGTAGGAATTGATGCTACTGCAGAAGTTACTGACGATACTGCATTATTAACGTCTTGCGTTACTACTGTTGCAGTTGGTACAATTGCACTGGTATTTGCAACTTCCGCAACTGCTGCTACCGCTGCTGTTACTGCAGTGTTTGCTGCAGCTACTGCTGTATTAGATGTTGTCACTGCTTGCACTGCCACCGCTATTGTAGCTGTTGCTGTATCTGATGAGGCTACAGCCTGTGCAACTTCTATAGTTGCTGTTGCAATTGCTGTATTAACTGCCTGTTGTGCAGGGCTTACAATAACCTGCTCTGAGGGCGCTGGTGGCTCATTAGCATTAGCAAAGTTCGGGCTAAAAAGGAAAAGCCAGCCGATTATAAAAAGGCTGGTTAAAAAATACTGTAACTTTCTAGTCAACTAGGTATCTCCTAAGTAATGCAATATCTTTGCCTACTTAATAATTATACCACTAATGTTATTTAGGATTATCTGTTTTATAAAAACCATTACCCTTAAACTGTATACCAAATGGTGTAAAGTGTCTAGTCATTTGTGACTCACACTCTACACATGTGTAACCTGGATCTATATCTGTTATTGATCTATGTACTGACATTGTTGCGTGTGCATCATCATGTGAACACTTATATTCATATACAGGCATTACTTACCGTTCTTTTTTCTCTTCTCTGCTAAGGCGTTAAAATCTTTAACCTTAGTATCTCCCAAGTATCCCCAGGCATGTCCGTCTGCAATCATTTGCTCATTCATAGAAACATTTGATCCGTCAAGGAATAGCCATCCTAAGATTCTTCCGTACTTTTCTGATGAATCCATTTTTTCTGTTTTAATAACAACAGTTTTTGCAGATTCAATTTGTTTTTTGAGGTAAGCCTTTGCCTCTAAACCTAACGCCTTTTCCATCTTATCTGTTGTTCTGCTTTCTGGTGTATCGATACCAGCAAGTCTTACTCTTGAGCTAAATGAGATATCAAATCCAAGATCGATTTCTACATCGATTGTGTCACCGTCTACGATCTTTGTAACCTTTTTAACATAATACTCGAACATGATTCTCCTTAAATTATAAAGAGCAGTTTGAGGACTTGCTCAGGTCCATCCTTCGGGTAGCGACCCGAATAGTCTGCGACTCCCCAGTGACGGGGTGCAGATTTCTATTATACTATTTATTTGATCTTGATGATCTTTGGCTTTTTGTCTTCTGGAACTAAGCGGTTAATATTAATATTTAACATGCCGTCCTTTAGAGATGCACTAGAGACTTCCATATATTCCCCTAGGGCAAATGAGCGTGTGAACTTACGAGCAGCAATTCCTTTATGTAAAACCTCTGCGTCTGTAACTTCTGTAATTTCTCCAGATACCACAAGGGTGCCATTGTCTACTGATAGACTAATATCTTCCTTTGTGAATCCTGCCACTGCAAGAGATACTAAATATGTATCCTCATCTAGCTTTAATACATCGTATGGTGGATATGATTGTCGTGATGCAGCATTGTGTACATTAGCCATTCTTTCAATCTCACGGTTAAAGCCAATAAAAAAAGGATCCTTAAAAAGATCCCATGTATATGTTGTTACCATTTTATTCCTCCTTCAAGCGAATAAGTTAATTTGTTTAGGCCCCTTACGGCGACCTAAATATATTATATCATATTCTAGTCGTTTGGAATATCTGCAATGTCTAATTCAATTAAACCCTTTTCCCTAGCTATTCTTTGTCCTTCTGGACTCAAGTGGAGTGTTGCTTCTAGGTTTTCATCATACTCGACTTCAACTAGTCCAGCCTCATACAACTCCATAAGAGACTTATCAACATATTCTATGTGTGACTGCCAAAGCTCTGGTGCTATTTCTTTTGCTGTTTCGCTTATAGAAAATATCATCTCGCCGTTTTCGTCCATGCCCTCTAAGGACACTGCCCCTATTTCCAGATAGTATGCCAGCTTTGAATCGCTGTCATCATATTCATCTTCATCCATAATATCTCCTTAGTACACCAGGTAGGACTTGAACCTACGATAGCCGAATTATGAGTTCGGGGCCTTGACCAACTTGGCTACTGGTGCCAGTTGATCTATTGTAACGTGCCATCTTCATTTTTGTCAATGGTTTCTTCTACTAGTTGTTGAACATAATCAGAAAAATGTTTTCTTATACTTCCAGACGGCCTTTTGCCCAAAGACTTCCACATTCTTTTATATTCTATTACATTGGCAAATGTTGTTGGGCACACTGACACTCCATTATATTCTTTTAAAACTGTTGGAAGTGGCACATGCTTTCCACAACATTTACACTCTTTAGCTTTTTCTTGATATATACTCATACTATTTCCATTCCGTCTAATACATCTGACAAGTCCTTCGGCATTCTTGGAGGCCTTATCATGTTTGTTACAATTGTGTCTTCCTCTTCTTCCCTATCCCACTTTAAAGAACTATAGGTGTGAATATCTATTTCATCATTGTTCTGTGGCCTGCTTCTGCTTATAGCATTAAATATAGATCCACAAACAGCATCTGCTAAGTCTTTAGATCCTTTTCTAGGGTGGTCAACTTTATCTCTCATAATTTTAAGTTGAAGTAATTCATCTATCAACAAAGGAATATGCGGTCCATCAAGTCTATCTTCTGCTACAACCATAGCCATATCATCATAATGCTTTTTAGCAACAGATAACGTTTCTGTATTAATTCCATATTGCTTTAATTGCTGCATCATGTCGTGAGAGTTCCATCTATCGAATGTGCACACTCTGACCTTAAATCCTTTAGATCTAAGAGACAGAATATAATCTTTAACTTCTGTAAAGTCTACAGACTTATCTGGAGTTGGAGTCCAGTATCTTACAACATCTACCTCAACAATAGGTGCTGGCTGAGAATATGTATCTGTTACCTTAACATTAACCCATTTCTTTACATGTGCCATTGACACAGCACAATGGTCATGCTTTTGTGCAAGGTCAACGTGTATAAAATATTCTTTATCTGGATCTGGTGCAAACCAATCTTCAAATCTTCCAAAGCTGTCTACTGCAACAGCCATATTGCTAAATGCTTTTTCAATCTTTTCTCTTGACTTAAAGAATGCATCTACTGCTTCTGATGGCATGCAGGCAAATCTTCCTAGGGCATCTGGGGCATTCTTATAGAACGCAACCTTGAAGTCTTCAATCTTTCTTACTGGATTTACTTCCCACGTAGGTCTTTTAAGAGCGTACATTTTAGGATACTTATATGAAACAATATGATCTTCTTCCCACTCAATATCAAACTCATTGCCTTCCGTTCCATCTGGAAGATCTTCATCTAGCTTAAAGTGATGAGTTCTAATTACAACTTCTTTTTCCGCCACAACATCATCGTATCTTTGCTGTATATAGTCGTTCTTGTATCTAGGAAATGACAGAAGAATAACCTTGCCAAAGTCTGGGAAACGTGAGTCTACTGATGCTCTATACATATCATAAATAGCTCCACCAGTTTTAGCCTGCTCATGTCCAGTCGTATTCTCCGTGGCAAAGCCTGATATTTCGTCAAGAATGATTACGATAACGTTATACCCTTCCCAGGCCTCACGTTCTGAGTGACCTGAGTGTACTGTTATAGCCTTATCAAACTTCATTTCAGAAGCCTTTGGTTCATACTTTCCAGTAAACCATGGCGACTTATCTATTCGTGTTTTAAATCCTTTAAAGAAAACATTGTTAGCCTGTTGAGAGTTAATAGCAATATTAATAATATCAATTGAGTCTCCAGGAGGCTTACCGTAGTATGTTGCTGGATCTTTGAGGCACAACAATAAGTACACTATGTACGCTACTGATATTGTAGAACAGTAGTCTTTTCCAGAACCTTTACCTAATTGAGCAACAACTTCATTAGCGGTTTGCTTAAACATTCTAACACCTTCGTCTTCGCCAAACAGCTTAACGAGTGTTGACTCTTTATAAATCTGGGAACTTTTTTCAATAAGAGTATACTGATATTCAGATAGAGGTGGTAGTCCTAGATAGTCTGGGCTTTGAACAAATGTGCGTAGATCAACTGGACGCTCATCAAACTCTTCGCCATCCAGTATGTCAATAAGATCATCAAAATTAAGGTCCACTAACTTCCTCAACTATCTCTATTGGCTCTACGATTCCTGTAATCTGAGATAGTCTTTTAGCAACTTCCATCTTACATTTTGGACAGCTTGCAGTAACTTCTTTTAAAATCTTTACTAGGATATCTTGCTTGCGTTCTGTGTCAGCAATTTGTGTAGCAAGTTCAGCATTGTCAAGCAAGCCTATCTCTTGAAGCATGCCTATTCTTTTGCCTTCAATATCTGCAATTAGTTTTAATGCTCCAGATTTAACGCTTAACTGACCAGCCTGATCTGCATCTTCCACTGTCTTCCACGCCTCTTTGATAAGCATAGCGTAGTGTTGATCAGCTCCTGAGATGGCTTCCTTAGCCCTCTCACGGGCCGCTGTGTCATTGTGAACGACACTCTTCCACTCTTCTATATACTCAACAACTTCTGCTCTCTTAAAGCCTGTTAGGGTGGATATCTGGGTAGGGTTATTGCCCTTGAGTAGTTCTTCAACTACTCTGTTCATTCGATCATAATGATCAGTTAATTCGATTTCCATATAACATCATTATACTTCTAGTCGACTGAAATAGCAAGTTTCTTAGCAATTTTAAGTAAGATTAAATAACCAATCATATCGTCAATATCATTATCTCCTGCAAAGCCTGAGCCATTCTTTATTCTATTAATCTTATCATCAATACGAATTTTAATTTGCTCTTGATTGTCCGCCTGAGAAAATATACGAATTGGGGTCAAAGCTGAGTCTCCGTAGGATATATTCTTTTCAATCAACATCTGTGCTATTTCAAGACACTCTACAATTATCTTATTTCCAGATGGTGCATCTGTTGCCATTAACTGTAAATCTGTAACCCACATTTGATACCCGTTTTCTTTATTTGGATATGATGTAAATCCCATTATTCCATCTCCTTATATAACTGTTTAAGTCCTCTTAGCGTTCCAATATCCATATATTGTCCGCCTGGTCTTACCGCCTTAATGTTAGCACCTTTAGCAATCCATTCTTTTAATTGTTTTCCTGGATGATCTAATGATGTATCTATGTATCTTATCATATTCTTTCGGAATAGCATAGTGCCCCACATATCTGGGTAATCACAATTGTCTACCTTATCTTCTGACTCAATTACTTTATCATTAGAAACCAAGACTTGACCAACACGGCCCTTTATAGATTCTCCGCATTCCCAAATTCCCAGAACAAGGTCTGC